GGGAAATTATAAAGATAAATTATATAAATTAAAGACACCCCCTAAAATATGACAACAGACCAAAAAGAAAAATGCCGCAAGGCATATTACCATTCTGATATCGAGCCTACACTAGACCGACTAAATCAGATAAAGGAAATATAATCCGCAAAACGAAATGTTACCGTTTCACAAAACGAAATGTTCCGAAACGCAAAACGAAATGTCTTCGTTATAGATGCCCTCCTGAACCGTACTCAAATAGCGTTAGAACGGATTTCTTTTCCTATTCTAACGCTATCATATTAGAAAACCAACAAATAAACACTAGCATATGATGTAAAAACATCAAAGAAGCCTGCTACCTCAGCCCGATCTCGTATTATGATACGTTTAGAGTTTTCTTGCAAGAACTTCTTGGGCTATCTGCTTGGCTTGTATTCTCCAAGCCTGATAAGCTTCGAACTCTGCTTCGTGGCTTTCATTTCCATCTCCTCGATTGGCTAAGATTGCCTCTACCTGATTCTGGCTGTATCTGGTGCGTACCAAACCTGCAGTGAAATCATCGTAAGTAGCAGACTTAGCCTGAATCTTGGTCGATCCATCTGCTTCATCGCCATCGTAACTGAAGGCGGTTATACCCTCGGATTCGGAAGCTTCAGCTTCTGTATCTGAAGTACCAGAAGTCTCTGGATGATAGTTTTCTACTTTTTGCTCACCAATGTAGAGCAGGAAATGTTCATCGTCAAATTTGACGAAATTCTTGCGAGATAAATATACCTTTTTCATCGTTAAGTGAATTTATAGAACTTCTTTTTAAACTTGTTGTGAAGTTCTGCGACCACGGTGGAGAATGGAAGTTCATCACGACAGAAGTCATTTAGGGCTTGATCTATGAGAATCTTGGAACCTGTATATAGATAGTGCTCTACAGTTTGCCAGACCTCGCTCTCTCCTTCAAAATGGTCGATGATACGATAGCGCAGTGAGAGACGTTTCTTAGGCATCTCTTTGCTGACCAAATGAGTGCTGCCATCGGCAGCGGTCTCTTCTACCTGTACGACCTCTTTTTCTATGACAGAGTCGTCAACCTTGTAATCAATCACTTGGATGAGGAATTTGTTCTCATCCTGTCCCTCACGGCAGATAATGTCCTCGATGGATTGCTGCTGTGATTTTTCCATTCCCTCGAAAGGCACACGAGATTTGCGAGCCTTAACGAGTTTTCCGAATCTTTCCATACCGATTTTTTTATATAAGTTTTTTGAATTGGCGTGAATTCCTAACCCAAGGCGTGAAGCTGCCTTGAGTTCTATTTGTCTCTGTGTAAATCCATGTTTGCGAAGATTAGCCACCTGCTTGCAGAGATCATGTTTAAACCGTTTTCGCAAGAGCGCATGGTCGGCATAGATGACCTGTCCACAAAAATCTATACCATCGCAAGTTCGATGGATTCCCCACGACTTGTTTATTGAGAGATGCCAATCACGAGCTAGGTGCATGACAGCTAACTCCGCCATCAGACGCAGGAAAACTTTGTCTTCATGGAGAATATAGATGTTGTCCATGAAACGATAATAATGATGGAGCCCATGACGGCAGAACTTTTCGAAACGCTCATTAAGAAAGCTGACCCCCTCACATAGTAGTTGAGTCTGTTGCTGAGTGCGACAGGTAACAAGCATGTCGCTCACATAGCGAGCTTGCCAATAGTGGAATTTTTCAGGGTCGTCGATGATATCGAAGCATCTGAGTGCCAGATAGTCGAACCGGGCGAGAAAGAGCTGACCAAGTAGCTGGGCTAGTTTTACTCCAAGTACGATTCCTGGGTTGAACGAGTCAACTACCTCATCTATAAAGGAGAGGAGTTTTCTGTCTTTAATCTTGCGGCGATATTCACTCTTGAGCAAGTTGTGATCTATACACTGAAAATAGTGGTGAATATCAATAGGAAGGCAATAAAATGTATCTTGCTGTGGAGAGTTGAATATATCTCTCTTAATAAGATTGTAGAAATAATGAGTGCCCTTGCCCTTAGAGCCTGCAGGGCAATGGTAGTAGATGGTGTTACGTATATCATCCTCTACAGGATTGAGGGCTGCGTGTTGCATGACATGATCTATGACTGGCAACTTGTTAACCTGGCGATGCTTCGGGTATTCTATATCCTTAGATACATACCCTGATGTATGCCAAGTCTGGGCTGCGTATGCTTCAAGCATACGCTCTATGTTATGATCTAGATTGGCATCAAATTTTTGCACACCCCTGCGAGACATCTTTTGTCGGGCATAATTATAGAAAGCCCGACGAAAGTTGTCATTTGTCTCGACTTGTGGAGAAATGTTACCAAATCTTTTCATAAGCGGTGTAATATCTGTGTAATTGTGTAATGTCTGTTGTCTGCTATTTTTTATCCTATAACCTTCGACCGGATGACCCTATTGTCATCATCTACCAGCTAGATGAACTATGTGTATGTTTCGCCATGGGGCGAGGTCTGACCCTGTTGTCTCGAACGGAGAGCAAACACCCCGTATTGAGATATGTTAAAGTTGAGAGCGGCGCCGTAGTTCACGTTGGCATTCGAGACATCATCGTTATCGTTGAGCGTCGAAAGACCGCATTGACCACCATTGTTAACAGTACCACCACGAAGGCAGAGACGGAAACCAGCACCTAGGGTCACAACCTGGTATTATTATGAATACCGCTGCAAAGATACTAAAAATAATCGGTATGGAAGTATGTCAAAGAACTTTTTTTCTAAAATTTTTTATCGCCGACCGCCAAAGGCGGTTATTGAAGCGAGCAGAGCTCGCTGGGTGCTTCGGCTTCGCCGTGTGTACTCAGGTCTCTTATGTACACCCAGTAATCTTATGTACACCCAGCAAGCTCATGTAATCTTTAGGCCGCCACGTACACTGGTTCGACTGGCCACTCCTCTACTGCTTCGCAGAGAGCGGCGCCGCAGCTCACGTTGGCATTCGAGACATCATCGATATCGCGGAGCGCCGAAAGACCGCATTGACCACCATTGCTAACAGAACCACCACGAAGGCAGAGACGGAAACCGCTTGTTGCGCCGGACGTATTCCAATAATATGCACACCAGTATGTGGTCTGACTACCGCCGATGGCGGTAGGGAAATTCTCCAGGTTGTCCATGGAGAGCATGGTCGCCCATCCTTCACCTTTTTTGATGGAGGTGCTGTAGGCCTTCATACCCGTCTCGTTGCCGATTGTCCATGTGCCATAGATAGATGGTGCCACGAGGTGGGTGACGGAGGTGTCCTCGTTGACTCGGCAGAACTCGTCATCCATTTGGTACCAGAGATTGCCGAAGCTGTTTTTAAGGCCGAAGAAGGAGTTGACCTTGGCCGCATACCAGGTAGAGCCGTCATCGTTGAGTATATTGACGGTAGTCTCTCCGCAGCTATCGCCCAGATCGAGACCGGCATCCATCGGGACGAGCGGGCGGCAGCCGTTGTAGCTATTCCACGCACTCCAGTCTTTTTGTGTCGCGCCAGGACCAAGACCACCCTGATAGAGTCCGTTTGCATCTCGCTCAGTGTTGACTGCCGCCTGTGCGTAGTGGGTGCCGAAGATAACCCCGAAGAGCGCAGCGGTCACGGCGAAGTGGCGCATCGAGGAACAGAGCCACCCCGTGCCGTTCTTTCTGGCCGCAGCTCGCCAGTACTCTGTGTTTTGGCTGCAGGCTGGCTTGCCGAGGAACGAGCGGTTGGTGTTGTCGAGGGTGGCATCGTTATTGCCACCTCTGTAGTCTGCGCCTGTATTAAGGAAGCTAACGAGGCGACCTGTGCTGCGCTCTAAAGTGGCATGGCCAGAGGCAGAACGTGAGCCGATAGGGATTGTGTAGTTGTATTCGCCTTTGATAGGAGTGAGTCCCACCATCATATAGAATAGACGGCCTACAATCTTGAATACCAGATAGAACTTGCGGTTCCATCCCCACTGATAATGTCCCTCTGATCCGTCTAACTTTGCAGCCTCTCCTGTGGCATATTTGTGATGATCTTTGGAGTCGAGTTTTCGGCGGCTATGGTCATTCTTGACCAGGTAGCAACCGAGACCAAGCTGAATTGGCAGCTCTCTCAAGAGCTCAAGCGATCCCACATAGGTTGCTGCCTGAGGGGTTGCGTTGTCTAGATTCCAGACGCGCCCGCACCAAAGATTCTGTCCCATATCTACAGCGTCTTTGAGCGACATCTGCTGCGCAGTACCCGTTTTTTTGTCATAGACCTCTATCTGCTTGTCTGTTGCGGTCATATCTGCTGCAGGGAGGTCTGATACCTGCTTAGCCCCATCGAACGCAGCGATGATAGCCTTGACCTTTGTCTCTTCTTCTGATGTTAAAGCCATAAAATAATGTATTTATTCGATTAAACAATACGTAATGATGTTCCCACCTTGCGCAATTTTCCTGATGCAGACAGGCGAAGGCGTGGCTGGCGAACTGTAATGTTCACCTCCTTCCAAAGAGGTGTATTGGCGGTAGGGATAACCCAGAACTTAGTAGTTCCCTCGCCTTTGACGGTGAGGTTACCGCTCGGATCAACCTGCAGCGAATCACCATCTACACGCTGGTAGAGCACGCTCTGAGGTAGGTAGTTCGGTATGAGATTGGCAACGATGCGCTGCGCCACTTTATTGCGTAGGCTGATTTCCGGGAGATAGTCTAGGAACATTCGCGATGGCGCAATGAAACCTGTGGCTATTTGCCCTGCCAATCCATCCATTTGTGCAATCTTGGCATCGGCTCGCTTGGCGGCAGCATCTGCCTCTGTAGCCTTTGTCTCAGCCTGTGCTGCCTGTGCTGCTGCAGCAGTAGCCTGCTCTTGTGCAGCATTTGCTGCACTCTGTGCGAGATTTGCTGCCTTGTTGGCGTCGTCGGCTGCACTCTGTGCCTTGATGGTTGGTGTCTTATCGAGCCATCTGCGCCATTTGGTGTTTGTATCCGAAGGAGTTGTTGTGTTACCATCCTCCAGTGACGCATAGACTCCTGTAGATGTATGAACTATATCCCCTTCATCGTAGCCCCTAACAGTCTGTCCATCCTCTTCATATGAGTAGTCCGACTTCCAGGTACCTTGATCGGTGAAGGCGACATTACCAACAACAATGATATTTGTATTATCTGCCATATTTATTAAACTTTAATGACTAACTTGTTTCTGCGCTTGACAACATGCTCTGCGACATTGCTTCCGTAATCTATCATAAGAAGCTTGTTGCGATGCTGGCGGAATGACGGATACATAGCACCGCCTCGGGCAATGACACCCGTATCAACATATTCATGCTTGGAGAGGTCCCATTGCCACCAGTTGCCATTGCTTCCCATTTTGGGCGGATGATCGTTCATTTCCTTAGCGAGGTCTGTCTGCAAAATAGAATTGATGATGGCAGTATTGGTATCAGACTGACGCTTGTTTTCAGCAGATACTCTGCTGTTTTCAGCCAGTACCCTTCCGCTTTCTGCGGCTAGACGTTTATTCTCAGCTTCCGCTCTTGCAGTTTCTTGCTTCTGTCGTGCTGATTCCTGACTCTGCCGAGTCGTCTCGTTGACGCCTCGTGTAGTTTCTGCTGATTGTCTGTTCTTCTCCTGGCTTACTCTGGAGGCTTCCTGATTCTGCCGTGAAGTTTCATTAGAACTACGTAAGGTTTCAGACTTTTGTCTAGCGGCTTCCTGTACCTGCCTAGTTTGCTCTGCTGTCTGTCTGCCACTTTCATTTTTCTCGATTGCAGTCTTGCTAGCCAAAGTATCCGAAGTAACCTTCTTGGCTGCTTCGGTCGCAGTCTTACTCTCAGCTACGGCATTATCTACCTCCTGCTTCTTAGTCTCCAGCCCCTCCCTAGCCTTGTCTGCATTTGCTGTAGCCGTGTTGGCCTTTTCTGTTGCAGTATTTGCAGCTTCAGTCACCTTTTTGGCTTTCTCCAGTTCTGCGTCAATATCACGGGTGAACACCTTCATAGGTACGATTACCTGCTTGCGCACACCAGCCTGATCGTCATAGAGGGCAGGAACGGTAGATACATGGTCGAGGGTATTCACCTGTTCGCACTCGAAGACATTCTTAGATCTTCTCGCCAAGTAATCGTTGAAGTGCGGCATCAAGGCTGAACAGATTGCTGACCAGTCTGAGTTCTTGAATGCCTCTTCGAGGTTGCTGTTAATACTTGTATTACTCATAAATGAAAAGCTTATATGTTATACTTTCGACTTTCCTAAACCGATAGCTTTTTCCACAGCTTCGATATAGCAAGGTGCAGTTGACTTCTCTACAACAGCAGTGATGATATCTGCCTCTTCTATTGAATAGTCTGTATCATCATCGCCATTCCACATTTTAACGGCTAATGCCTTACCTGCAAGACCGCAGCCAGCGCCCTGCGAATATATAAGGTTCGCTATCTGCCTGCGGGCATTGACAACCTGACACTGGTTCTTGTCGAGTGTCATAAATACTTCCAAGTGTTCTAATTCTATCTTCATAATCTAATTAATTTTAATTTGTTGTATAACATACAATCCACTGACTTCCGTTATACCATAGCCAACTAACCTGACCTCTAGTATCAGAGTACCACGTTGTTGCTGAGCTGGCTCGGCGAACATCGTAAATTCCTTTGCCTGATGAGAACGTCACTCTGCTTCCTCGCTGAATGATTGTGTAGCATTGCCCGTATTTCGGGGAAGATGGCAGATATATCGTTATTGCCGAAGTGTTGTAACACTCAACCGTGTAATGATACTCGGTTAGTGTCTGATAATTAGCAGCCAAGCGTACAAATGACGGCCTTAAACCTATTACATCTCCACCTCTAATTACGATAGCATGATTACCTTCATACGGATTCGTCATATCAAAACTGCCTGCCTGGTCTGCCCATCGTGTAAGCAAGTCTAACGCCGTACACATCTTTTCTCCAGAAATGGGGTCTGATGGCGTTGAAGTACCAGCGTCTATATGAATTAATATGCCTGTACTCAAATTATTAGACGGGCTTGTTGTAGAAAATATCCGTAGTCCTGTTTTCATATAACTTCCGCAGGTAATGAAATAGCCTTCACCGTGCAGATAGGCTTGATTCATAAACTTCAGACATTCATTCGACAGACCCATACCTTCCGTTTTTCCGACAGACCCTATTGTATATTCTCCAATATTGAATCCTCCTATACTACCGCTCGTCGCATTTACTCTACCCTTCAAACTGACATTACCCTTCTCATCGAGGGTAAAATTGTCCGTTGTGATTGTCAGCGTGCCTCCAGTGAATTTCATGCAATGACCTTTCAATACAATATTGTCTGCTGAGATTTTTGCGTTAGATATCAGCGTACCAGCATCATCTTCTGTGATGAAGGTTTCTATTTTGGACGAATGCCCTGCAACAACGCTCTCTAACTTTGCGAAATCAGAAGCAACGACGAGACCAGAACGGATTTCACCCTTCTTTTCGTCAATTCTCGTGTTAGCGATTGTTGTAACCGTAGGTGTTATGGATGCGACACCTGATGCAGTCAGATTGCCTTTGGCATCAAACATTCCTGATGCTACATTCCAGCCGCTTGCATTCTGCTGAACTGTTGTGGCAGAATCTATGGATTCATCTACATCTTCCCAGGCTCCGCCAGTTCCACGCATCACGACGAAGCGATAGAGATGACCAGTAACATATCCTTTCGCTCCTGGTTCAACCACATACCATAATGCACCTGCATGGCGCTGGCATTCTGCTTTTGTCCAGCTCAGATTTGTGAAGCTTGGAGGTGAAGCCTGCTGATAGAACTCTGCTACTCCACCATCTATGCGAGCGTTGACAGCATCTATTGCTGACTGCTTAGCAGTCGAGATAGAACTGTTCAGTGCAGACACTTTGCTATTAAGAGTTGACGTATCAGCCTTGTTAGCTACAGTAGTGGATATACCATACATGGTCACCTTCAATTCTGCGACACTCTTCTTAGCAGTATCGGCAGTCCCCTGCGCTGCATCGGCTGCGCTCTGGGCGTTGTCGGCTGCTGTCTGAGCGGTTGAGACCTTCAAGGTAATGTCCTTGGCGCTCTGGTTGATTGCTGATGTGTACTCCTTGGTGATTTCGCCCTTGGCATTGGCTATCTTGGTATCCACCTTGGAACCGATGCCGTCAACGGTCACCTTCAGCTCTGCATTCTTCT